CCCCACCGTCATTTCATGAGTGGTCTTTTGTCAGAGTAGCTCCTGTTTTAGACCACTCGCCAATCCTCGTTCTCGTTTCTTCGCTAAAGAACTTTTCTTACTTTAATACATTAGCACTAGACCCCCCTGAAGCACGGCAGTCTGGTAGCTCGTTTCTCGTTAAAGAACTAAGAGGTTTGTTGGGTTTATTAACTAATAACCATCAGGCAGCGCCAGGAGCTTCTGGATCTTTTTGCTTGACTGTTCTCCCATCATGTCTTATGTATACGAATCAACAACGGAAAGGATAAACAATGAAGACACACTTAATAAAAGACACAGGAGAAGTTTTACTAGTACCGAAGCCCGAACATTTAGCGGAGATGCAGACGCTCGTGAAGGGACCAATTGAGATAGTGAATGCATCCATGCCAAAGGCATCGGCCCTCCTGAAGGACTCTATAGATTTGAAAGAGATGATATGCAATGAAGAGGGTTTGTTTAACTCTAACTTTAAAACAAATGAAAAGGCACGCCAGTTAATTGCGGACGGTCTCGGGGTGTCGTTGGCAGAGATTCAAGACATACGCGGCGATGTATTTGTAACAGATGGCTGGAGGCTGCAGTAGCGTGCCTGTCTTCTTTCTCGTCCTCGTTTTAATAGTTATAGTATTGTTCGTTATAGATTAGTTACCAGCAGCACTCCTGTGCTTCCAGTTCCCTCGTCTCGTTTCTCGTTGGCTCGTGGTCGGTGTTGATAATCCATAAAGGATAGCACCCCCAGCACGGCAATCTGGTGATGGAAGTTTAGTTTAGAATGATTCTAAAAACCCATAATGGACACAAAGTTTATATCTATTTAGAAATAAATCTATATCTTATCTCGATAAGATGAACTTAATCATCTTATAAAAAAGAGGTAAAACATGACAAAAGCAAAAACAAAGTCTGTTGCAGTTAGCAAAACAGACAAGAGAGTGCTTAACTCATATATCAACCAAGCCTACCTTTTAAAGAAATATCAAACTTTAAAAGCTGATACAAAAGACGTAGTTGGTGGTATCTTTGACAGAGCAAAACAGAACGTCATTATAATTGATGATGTGTCATATGTTCAAAAGATTGAAAGAACTCAAAGACGATTTGACGGGACTTCATTTATTGAACACGTGAAAAAAAGCAAGGACAAGAGCCTACAACTATTGATTAATGGTTTTTACAAAACTATTAAGACAGTAGAATTCAAACCCTTTAATGATACATTCGAGCAACAGAGGAAGGAGTTAATCAATGCCAAGCGATAACTTACCGAGCAATCTGTTCTCTAAAATGTTAGCTGAGAAATTAGAGGGCAAAGAATTAGACACGAGCAAAATACAATCGCTAGTGTCTGATGATAAAACAAAGAACTTAAACTATGAGATACTTTATAAATTCCTTGAGAGTGCAGTTGAGGAGTTTATTCTAGTTAATCATGGCAACCCATTAGCTGACGACTTTAGAGATAAGGTCTTTAATAAGTTAGGTGATGTACTTAACTTGCTATATGGCAAGGGCATAGACGATAGAGATAAGAACTAACACACGACAAGTGGGGGCTATCGCCCCCACCCCCCACCACTACAACCCATAGAGGTACCAAAGCCACCTGCAACTTTGCTCGGGGCTTTCGCTGTTAAAACCCCCTTTATTGCTGTATGTATCTGACAGCCGTGGGCTTTACAACCAGACGAATACACGTATAAGGTATAAAATACTTATGAACCTAAAGCCAGAATTTTTAACTACCGATCAATTAAGGGATCGTGTAGAAAAAGTATATATTGAACATATTAAACTTTGTCAGGATAATTTTTTATATTTTGTTCAAAACGTATGGCCTGATTTTATTTGTAGAAGAGAAAAGGACCCAAAAAAATGGGGCCACCATCAGCATATAGCACATGAATTAACTAAAATATCAAAAGGTACTGGAGGAAGGCTCATTGTTAATATGCCTCCTAGACATACAAAATCAGAATTTGCATCTTATTTATATCCTGCTTGGTTTATTGGAAAGTATCCAAAGAAAAAAATTATGCAGGTTTCTCACAATGCTGAATTATCTTCAAGATTCGGATCTAAGGTTCGAAATTTAATAGATAGCCAGGAGTATAAAAATATATTCGGAGATGTTAAACTACGAGAAGATAGTAAGGCAAAAGGACGTTGGGAAACCAATCATGGTGGGGAATACTTTGCAGCGGGTGTTGGCGGTTCTATCACAGGACGAGGGGCGGACTTACTTATTATCGATGATCCACATACTGAACAAGATTCATTATCTGATTCAGCAATGGAGAGAGCGTACGATTGGTACAGCTCTGGTCCACGACAACGTCTACAGCCAGGCGGAAATATTTTATTAGTAATGACAAGATGGGCACAGGATGATTTAACAGGAAGGCTCATTAAATCACAAGTTGAGTCTAAGGCCGACAAGTGGAACCTAATTGAGTTTCCAGCAATACTTCCAACAGGAGACCCTGTTTGGCCTGAGTATTGGAACCTAGAAGAATTAGAAAAAGTTAAAGCATCTATTTCAGTAAGAAACTGGAATGCACAATATATGCAGGACCCAGTTGCTGAAGAAGGTGCTATATTAAAAAGAGATTGGTGGCAACCTTGGAAAGGTTCGGTTCCATCTTTAAAACATGTTATTCAATCTTACGATACTGCATTTTCTAAAAAAGAAACTGCCGACTATTCAGCGATAACAACGTGGGGTGTTTTTGAACCTACTGAAGGAGAGAACTGTTTAATTTTACTTGATGCTGAAAGAGGTCGTTGGGATTTTCCTGAACTTAAAGCTGTGGCTATGGAAGCATATAAATATTGGGAACCTGAGTCGGTGGTCGTTGAGGCTAAAGCATCTGGACAATCTCTTATTCAAGAACTTAGACGAGCAGGTATTCCTGTAATAGATTTCGTTCCTACCCGAGGTAAAGACAAACACGCTAGAGTAAATGCTTGTGCCCCTGTATTTGAGTCAGGTAATGTTTATTATCCAATAGACGGACACTTTGCAGAAGAAGTTATTGAGGAATGTGCAGCATTTCCCTTTGCTCAACATGATGACTATGTTGATAGTACAACTCAAGCTGTGTTAAGATATCGTCAAGGAAATTTTGTCAGTACCTATATGGATGAACCACAAGGTATGCGCATAGATCGAGAGTATAAATATTATGGCTGAACCAATAAATAGAAATAGATTAAAAGAACTTCGTAAAGAAGCTCAAAAAGAGTTAGATAAAAAAACTTATATAACTAAAAAGAAAAAGGTAATGCCTAAAAAGAAACCTTTTGTTTATATGACAGATGATGACTCAGGTGTTATTTATTCTGTTAGAGGTAAAAATGTTACAAAAGATGCTTTTATGAAATCTATTGAACAACAAGGAAAAGATGAAGCTTCAGGAGCAGGTGGTTACTCACAAGGTGGCGAAGTAAGAGGCACAGGTTCTGCAGTGAAAGGTTTAGGATTTAAAGGGGTATTCTAATGTCCTTTATAAAACCTGATTCGTATATAACACAACTTCAACAAGGTAAGACTCCTATTCCAAAAAAAGATACAACTGTCGTTTCGGATGATAATGATCCATCGGCCGTTGGCGGGTTGCTAGCGCTCGGTGCTAGTATTGTTGGGGCAACAGCTATAGGGCGAAGAATCCCAGCCGTAAGAAATTATTTTAAACCTCAAGTTAAAAAAACTTTACAATTCAGTCCAAACAAAACAACGGTTCTAGGAGACTCAACAACGGCCACAGGCCAAGCGTCAGAGTTAATTACATCACCTAGCAAAGCGTTAGTACCAGCAGTGGTAAACAAATCTAAATATTCACAAGTTAGAGATATTCCTTTTACTCAAGGACAAGGATACAAAAAACAAAACCCTATCGTAGGTTCAGCAGCATACGATTGGACAATGGAGGCTCCATTCGAAAAGGCACCCGCTAAGGATTGGATTAGATGGTTTCAAAGAGGTAATAGCGAACACCCAGTTCCAACAGGCCCTTTAGCAGGAGTATCAAGAAGAGTTATTCCAGAAGAGCTTGATGAAATTAATTTACTAAAACTTGATGGTAACAAACCTGTAGGAGGTTATTTAAAATTTGCAGAGGATAGAAATATGGCTGTAGATAGAGAGACTATCCTTAAGATGATTACAAGAGCACCTATTAACAATGTAAATGTTTTAAGACTTAGAACAAGGGGCGCTCCCGAAAACTTTTTTACAGAGATTGCAGATGAGCTAAGAGCAGCAACGGTTGGTTTTCCAGGGAATACGGCTGTAGAAAAAGCTACAACAAGTTTAACAAGACTAGCTTCAACAACCTATAACTCATCACGTGCATTAGGTAGAAATACTATTGATGATGTGCAGAAACAGTTTTTAGATATAGGTAAAAATGCTCCAGAGGGACTTCAAGGACCCCTTAGAGAAGTTTTTAAAAAATTTAATCAAAAAGTGGGCGAGTACGACAAGTTAGGTAAGAAACTAGAAATGGCTGATGAGGCAAACCGATTTCAAAAGGATGCTAATTATTTTCCTAAATATAAATCACAAGGAACTTATGCCATGCGTGGTGGAGAGAATTATACTGAAGATGTTGTTTATTTTAAAGGAAGAGTTCCTAATACAAAGTCGGGTCAATTTGACTATGGTGGAGCAGGACCTCATTACATAAAAAATGAGATAGGATTTATAAGATATGATGATCTTCCTAATCCTAAACTTGGAGTAAATGCTAGACACGTTAGAGTTTCAGAATTACAAACCGACCTTCACTCTCCTCAGTTTGATAAAGGAAGTGTAAAAACAAATTATTTTAAGAACAAGGTAAATACGTTTAATACTAATATTCAAGAAGACGTTCTTAGAAGAGAGAGAACTGAGCTATTTGAAAAACTAGAACCTTTTAGAGAAATAGGTAGAGGAGCTTTAACAAGAGAACAGCAACAACAAGTTGCTAAACTAACTTATCAACTTAATCAATTAGACAGTCAAGCTGTAACATCTTTAAGTAAAGGAGAGTTACCTTACGGCACTACAGCAGGTCCTTTATCCAGATCTTTTCCTGACTTTGCTATGAAGAATATTTTAAGAGATATGGCTGAACGTAATATTAACGCGTTATCTATTGTACCCAGTTCAATGAACAAAGCGATTAAGATGCCTAATGTAAGACAAATGGGAGACGAGTTAAACTATGGTTTAATGAATGGTAAAGCAATAAGAAGAACAGCTGATGGTAAGGTTAAAGAATCTAGTGATCTTGCAACTAATCCAAAAGTTTTAAAAAGAATTGCTAAACAATATGGAGCAAAATTTGAAATGTTCGATATGCCTAAAAGCAATCCGTTAAAAGAATTTAAAGTAATAAGAAAATACAGCACCAAGGACAACAGTGATTATGCTCAAATGGTTAAAGAAGGAAGAGCGACTTATACTAGGAAAACAGGAGATGAGTATATTTTTGATGATCATTTAGGAGCAGCCAGAACAGAAAGAGAAGCAGAAGATTTACTAGAAGTTATTCTAGATGCTAGTAGTGATAGTGCTAGAAGTAATTATACAATTACTAGAATGATTCCCTCTAATCCTGATAACTATGTAAAAGTCCCTACTTTGATTGCTGACAACGAAGTCTTGAAAAAGTTCTTATTACCTATGAAGGCTTATATGAAGACAGGTGGTTTGGTAGACAAGGTTAATATTTTTAAGTCCCTAATATAGATTTCTTCTATAAAATGCTTTACACTGTTCTCAATAACCGATAGGAGAGTATAATGGGAAAATTAAAAAAATTTATGAAAAAAGCTGGTAAAACAGCAGCAGTATTAGGAACGGCTTACGCCGCTTCTAAAATGATGGGCGCTAAAAAACCTAAAAATGTTGCGGACTTTTTTACAAAAAAAGGTTTCTCTTTAGCTACAGGCGATGCGTCTGCAGCCACAGCAATGGCAAAAGCAGATAGAATGAGAAAAAAAGCTTTTATCCTTGATACAGGAGATGGTAAAGCTATGGAAGCTGCAGCTAAATACAGTAAATTTAGTAAAGGTTCTAAAACTACTGTAATGGCAAAAGGATGTAAGTTAGGAAGAAAAAAAAGAACTATCATTACATAATATATGGCTGAGATAGAAAAAAATAATCCGATCAACGAGGAAGTTGACGTAGAGGAAGAGGCTGTTATTACTTTCCCTGAAGAAGGTGAAGAAGAAGAACAGTCTCAACCCGAAGATTTTTTTTCTAATATAGCAGATACAGTTGATGACAGAGCATTAAAACAACTTGCCTCTGATTTAATTACAGAATATCAAAACGATAAAGAATCTCGAAAAGAGTGGGAGCAAACTTATACAAGTGGCCTAGATCTTTTAGGATTTAAATACAAAGAAAGAACACAACCTTTTAAAGGTGCTTCAGGGGTAACTCACCCGTTATTAGCCGAAGCTGTAACTCAGTTTCAAGCACAAGCTTACAAAGAATTACTGCCTAGCGATGGTCCAGTTAAAACACAAGTTGTAGGATTAAATAATCAACAAGTCGAAGAACAGTCTACTAGAGTCAAAGACTATATGAACTATTTGATTATGGACAAGATGGAGGAGTACACTCCTGAGTTTGATCAGATGTTATTTTATTTACCTCTTGCAGGATCTACATTTAAAAAAGTTTATTATGATGCCATGCTTGAAAGAGCAGTATCTAAATTTATTCCTGCTGAAGATTTAGTTGTGCCTTACTATGCAACAAATTTAAAAGAAGCCCCAAGAATTACACACGTTATTAAACAGTCAGAAAATGATTTGTTAAAAAAAATGTCTTCAGGGTTTTACAGTGAAGTTGAATTACAAAAACCACAAAAGAAAGACGACAAGGTTCAAGACAAATATAATGAATTAGAGGGAATTAAAGCAGTACAAACCACTGATTCTATTTACACTATTTTAGAAATGCATGTTGATCTAGATCTTTCTGATTACATTGCTGAAAACGAAGAAGATAAAATTAATATTAAAATTCCTTACATTGTAACTATTGAAGAATCTACAAGACAAGTATTATCTATTTATAGAAACTATAAAGAAGATGACCCTAAATTTACTAGAAAAGAATACTTTACACATTTTAAATTTTTACCAGGACTTGGTTTCTATGGTTTTGGATTAATTCATATGATCGGTGGCCTGTCACGAACAGCAACGTTCGCTTTAAGACAACTACTTGATGCAGGTACATTATCAAATTTACCAGCAGGATTTAAAGCAAGAGGTATGAGAATACGTGATGACGATCAACCTATACAACCAGGTGAGTTTAGAGATGTTGATGCACCAGGAGGAAATATAAGAGATCAGTTTCAATTATTACCTTTTAAAGAACCCAGCACAACTTTATTTAATCTTTTAGGTTTTTGTGTTGATGCAGGTAAACGATTTGCATCAATTGCAGACACACAAGTAGGTGATGGTAACCAACAAGCAGCAGTTGGAACTACAATTGCACTACTAGAACGTGGTTCTAGAGTAATGTCAGCGATTCACAAGCGTTGTTATTATGCAATGAAAGAAGAATTTGGACTTTTAGCAAAAGTTATACAAGAATATTTACCCAATGAGTATCCGTATGCAGTTTAC